AAACTCTTTGGCTTGCTTGGTGATAGCTGTCTTGGCTCCAACTGACAAGGTTTCATCCTTGCCTTTTGGGTCTGTCATGATTTCAGCGAGTGAGCTGGCGCGAATTTTAAGCATTTGCAAGTGCCTCAATAACTTGTTTATCTTGTGCTGGCGTAAGCGTGAAAGTATCGCGCAGCTTCTCTGTGGTGTACTGACCTGCAAGAATCTTGTCAATTGCACCTTGCAGACGTTTAGCGTCTAGCGTTGGCTTTTCTGGTGGCTTATTTCCAGTTGTAGCGTCTAACGCATCATGCTCAACAATTTCAAGCGCTGCAACCCACAAATAGCGGCGCAGGTATGTTTGTACTGCCCCAAGGTTTTGGACCTCATGACAGCCCTTTAAAGCAGCCGTAGACATGGGGCTTTGGATGATGATGGTTTCTTCTGGTTTGTCAATGTTAACAATTGACATTTGAGCAACGTCAACATCAAAACTGATAACAGATGTCAAGCCAACTTCATGGAAGATTTGCAGTGCTGGAATGATGAAGTCACCCAGCTCAAAGTAATAGTAGTTGGCAAACTTGTTGTGACCAGACTTTTTCAGCTTCTGTGAGTGAAATTGATCTCGTGCTGCGTTGAGTTTTTGATAGACGTTCATGTTTAACCCCAAAGTTGAGAGACTACGAAACCAGCGGCAAAGGCGCAGGCGATATAAACCCAGAATTCAGCTTGTTCGCTAACGTCTGAGCGATGGCCTTCTAACCATTCCCAACGCTGACGCGCCTGAACAGCGTCATAGGTGTTTGGGTAGGCTTCTTGCATAGTGCGGGGGTAAGTGCGTGTGGTGTCGTTAAGTTTCATTTTGTTTCCTAAGTACCGTTTGCGTTGCGCTGCGGGATGTATGTAATATAACCGAGATTATGCAGATTTATCAAGGAAGCAAAAAATATTTTGTAAATGTTGCTTGACTGCAACAACCTAGCTTATGGTACATTTCACGCATGAACAAAGAACAGCTTATCAAACTTGCAGGCTCACAGGTTGAGCTTGCCAAACTGCTTGGTATCAGCCAGCCAGCAGTTGCGGCATGGAAAGAAGTGCCGAAAGCACGAATCTGGCAATTAAAACTTTTAAAACCCAAGTGGTTCAAGGAACAAAAATGAGTTACGCAGAAACAGAACTAAAAGTCATCCGTTGGTCTGAAGCCAGAAAAATCATCCCAAACAGCACACCGCTTGCACAGGCGTTTAAAGCTGTTGAGGAAATCAACGAGCTGGTTGACGCTTTGCGTGACGGTAGCAACATTGACGCTATTGACGCTGTTGGTGACACAGTGGTCTGCCTAATTAACGTCTGTGCGTTGCTTGATGTGAACTTGGAAGACTGCCTTGAAGCCGCCTATGAGCAAATTAAAGACCGCAAGGGTTCAATGAACGCTGAAGGCATTTTTGTGAAGGAAGCGTAATGGGTGGATTCATTGGACTTCTGTGTTTTATTGCGTGGTTGACACACATCTTCACTTGCTTTGCACATGGCTTCTGGGGCTTCTTGGTAGCTGGTGCTATCTTTTTCCCCATTGGCATCCTTCACGGGTTTTATCTGTGGTTTAACTGATATACAATGTTTTGAAACACGGCTAGGAATGGCCTGATCTCCATTCCGAAAAGAGTTACCCCTTCTCCTGCCGCCGTTTCTTCATCAAAGGGGCTTTTAAAAAGCGGGCTATATGCACTATTACAAGAGAAATCTTGGCGACTATGCCAAGAAAGCTGGTCGTCTGACCATGCTTCAACACGGTTCGTACACGCTTCTTATTGATTCGTGCTATGACCGTGAGACTTTCCCAACATTAGAACAAGCACTTGAATGGACTTGGGCTTCAACAGAAGCAGAAGTCGAAGCGGTTAAGTTTGTGCTTAATCGGTTTTTTACGCTTGATAAAGATGGTTGCTATGTGCAAGACCGAATCTTGCAAGAGTTGTTGGAATATCACGCTAAAGCAGACACAAACAAACGAATTGCTATTGAACGTGAAACGAAGCGTAAGCAAAAAAGCACGAATCGTGAACAAGACGTAAACGAAGCGACACCTAACCATAAACCAATAACCATAAACCAAGAACCAAAGAAGAAAGCAACTGTCGTTGCTGCGCCTGAAGGCGTATCACAAGAAGTTTGGGATTCTTTTGTTAAACAAAGAAAAGCCAAGCGAGCGCAAGTAACTCAGCTTGTGATTGATGGAATAACAAAAGAAGCAGAAAAAGCTGGTTGGCCCTTGGAAGCCGCTTTGCAGGAAATTGTGGTACGCAATTGGCAATCGTTTAAAGCTGATTGGGTTGCAGATAAATCATCGCCTGCTGACAAACGTCAAAACCACATGGCTCAGTTGACCCGTGGAATGTCAACGCCAAAGCCACAGCCTTTCTGGTCGCAACCTGTAACTGTTCTTGAGGAGATTCCAAATGTGGAACCAAAACGACTTTTGTGATGCTGATTCTGGTTTTGATTACATCTTCAGCACGATGAACGCAATCTATGGCGCTAGGTTTGAAACCAATTGGCAAAACGTAGATCCGCAGATTATTCGCCAGGTGTGGAAAGAGCGCCTTGGTCGATTCCTGACTTACAAGCCAAGCCTTGACTATGCTTTAGCCCACCTTAAAGGTGAGTTTCCACCAAGCGCAGTTACTTTTCGTGAGATGTGCAACGCAGGGCCAAACATTCCTGACAAGCCTGTTGTTGCTATTACGCGACAAAAAACGCAGGCTGAAATTGCAGAGGGTGAGCGAGTTAAGGCTAAAGCACTTGCAAAACTCGCAGAACTTAAAAAAACATTTGGGGGAGTAAATGAATGAGTTGGCTTTATTCGCAGGCGCTGGTGGCGGAATACTTGGGGGAAAACTTCTCGGATGGCGAACAGTCTGCGCCGTTGAATGGGAATCCTATCCAGCAAGCGTATTGTGCGCCCGACAAAATGACGGACTTCTCCCGCCTTTCCCGATTTGGGATGACGTACAAACCTTTGACGGAAAGCCGTGGTCAGGAATTGTTGACGTTGTATCTGGCGGGTTTCCATGCCAAGACATTAGTGCCGCAGGAAAAGGTGATGGACTTGACGGAGAGCGAAGCGGAATGTGGAGACACATGGCGCGCGTGGTTGGCGAAGTACGACCCAGATTCGTGTTCGTGGAAAACTCCCCAATGCTCACTACTCGAGGAGGAACCAGAGTTGTTGGCGACCTTACCCAAATGGGGTATGACTGTAAATGGACTGTTATGGGAGCTGCCGACATTGGAGCCAACCACAAGCGAGACAGGATGTGGATTGTGGGCAAGTCCAAATGCTCGGGATTGGAAGGACAGCGGAGCAACGCAGGGGAACAGGAAATCTCCAAACCTAGGAACGCAAGTTCATTGGCCTACTCCAAGAACGAAGGGGATGTGTGGGGGCAGTGGTGCATGGGATTTGTTGAACAAGAACACGACAGTGGAAGAAGCCAGACAAATGGGCGCAGGCAATGGTGGCAAGCTGAACCCAACGTGGGTAGAGTGGCTGATGGGGTGGCCGCTAGGGTGGACAGACTTAAAGCCATTGGAAACGGACAAGTCCCAATGTGTGCCGCAACAGCCTGGCGACTGCTAACCCAATGAATTATTTTGAAGCAAACAAAATTCTTGACGGAATCAAGGATAATCTGTCTTATAATCTAGACACAATCAACAAAGCACTTGAACTAACAGGCGACCTAGATGGATTTCAACCAAGTATTCGAGCAACAAGTGGAGCATCTGACAAAGATGGCTTTACAGAAAGGCTGGATTCCTTATGCCAAGCAAAGGGCGCAGGACTTGGAAGATGACCCGTCAGGTTTGTGGGTTGGGTTGGTTGAAACAGTAAGACAAAGAGTTGATGAACGTAAATGAAAGGCTATGAAATGGAACTCGATACAAGAATTGAAACAACACGCAAGCGCCGCCACATCCATGTTGATGCGCATGATGGCGGTGTATGGTTAAACGTGGTGGTTGAAGCTGCCCGTTGCCACGTTACTTTGACCAAGGAACAGGCCAAAGACATGATTGCCGCCTTAATTCGCATTGTTGACGCAGAGGTGAAGCCATGATTGAAGATGACGATTACGAAGACTGCTCATGGTGTAGCGGTTCTGGCGAAGGTATGTGGGATGGTTCAACTTGCCGCCATTGCCACGGGTCAGGCGTTGAGCCTGTTGAAAAAGAAGTGGATGACTGCTATGACATTGATGAATAACCAATCGTGGCCTTTCCCACCAGCCACAGGCGCAGTGCCTTGGACTGCCAAACAAATCAAACAATACGCGCAACAGCAACGCCAACAAACTGAGGACGCACCGCTATGAGTAAAGAAGCAATGAAGCTGGCACTTGGTGTGTTACGTCCTCCGTATTGCGATGCGCCATTGGAGGATGTAATCAAAGCCCTAGAAGAAGCACTAGCCAAGCAAGAGCAGGGTGAGCCTGTGGGTCAGTTGTTAGAAGACGCATTTGGGCGTGGTCAAGTCATGTGGTTTAACAAGCCAAAAGATGAATCAATGCTCTACACCACACCACAACAACGCAAGCCGCTGACGGAAGATCATATTGACGAAATTGCTTCGTTTTATTATCCGCGCTTTCAAGGGCATCAGGGTTTTGCCAGAGCAATCGAATCCGCCCACGGCATTAAGGAGTAAGACATGACCAAAGAAGACATGATTTCAATGCTTCGTGGCGTTGGATGCGATGAAAACACAATTACAGCTATGTCAAACGCTTACGACCTTGGCGTTGAATGGGCAAAAGAAAGCCTGATTGCTTTGCCTGTGGTGACTTTGCCGTTGGAGACTAAATGAGATATGCGGCTAGGGTTGATGCTACGCAGGAGCAAATCGTTTCTGCTTTACGGGCTGCTGGTGCTTATGTCTGGATTATTGGCTTGCCAGTGGACTTACTGGTTGGCTACGGTGGCGTGACTTACTTGGTTGAAGTTAAGAGTGGCCCTAAAAAGGCTTTAACGAAGCTACAACAAGACTTTTTCGCAAAGTGGGTTGGTGGTAGGTTAGAACGAATTGAAGGGCCAGAACAGGCGCTTCGCATGATTGGAGTGATATGAGTATTGAGAAAACATTGAAACAACGCGGTTCAATTTACGGCGCATTTTCTGACAATGCAGAAACAAGCCAAATTTTGAAACAAACAATGCGTCAAGCTAAAAATTGGGATGAGCTTTCTTACGCGCAACAAGAAGCATTGGAAATGGTGCAACACAAGATTTCTAGGATGCTAAACGGAAACCCTAATTATCACGATAATGTTGTTGATATTTTGGGGTATACTGAACTAATGTTTAAAGACATGAAAGCTAAGAATGGGAAGAAAACTTAAATGGGAATATCCAACAGGTTCTAAGACATATTTTGCTTGGCGCAACATGAGAAGTCGTTGCTATGACAAAAATCATGTTACTTATAGCAATTATGGCGGTCGTGGCATAACTGTTTGCGATGAATGGCGAAACAATTACGATGCTTTTGTTCGTGATATGGGATTTGCTGAACCTCATTTGTCACTTGACAGAATTGACAGTAATGGAAACTATTGCAAAGAAAATTGCAAATGGTCAACCATTAAAGAGCAACTAAACAATCAGCGCAGAAACCATTTGGTTACAAAAGATGGGATTACGCAAACATTGTCTCAATGGGCAGAGCAGCTTGGAATTAGACAAGATACTTTGTCTCGGCGATTAAAAAGAATGTCTCCTGAGAAAGCTCTAAAGTCTGGATATTTGTTTGAAATGAAGCATGGGACTAGAACTGCTTATGAAGCATATAAATGCCGATGTGATGAGTGCCGTGAAGTGCATAACAAACGACACAGGGAAGCTAGGTTAAGACGAAAACAAAAAGAATCTTTATGAAGTATGACCTTGACAGCTACGAGCAAGCGCAAGCCTTAATGAAAAGTCTTTGGCCTAAAGTCCGTGAGGCTTTGGTTTATGGCAAGAGGTTGACGCTTGAGATTAAAGAGCAAAGCAAAAGTCGCGAACAGGAGCGTCTGTATCACGAACTAATTGGCCAGATCGCAAAGCAGGCGCAGCACATGGGGGCAAAGTGGTCAGCAGAAGACTTTAAGCGACTTTTGGTAGATCAATTTGCTCGTGAGATAGGAATTACAGGTGGAAAGATTATTCCTAACCTTGATGGCTCAGGGGTCGTGCAATTAGGTGTGCAGACTAAGCACTTCAAGGCAGAGCAAGCAAGTCAGTTTATTGAATGGCTTTATGCATGGGCAGCAAACAACGGAGTAACAATAGATGAGCAAACCAAGACGTAAATACAAGCCCAAAGGCGTTCGCATGGATGCTCTATCTTGGGTTATCTCTGGATTCAAGAAAGTCGCAGACGTTCCAGACGCAGGAACTAAGCTGATGCTCAAGAATCACGTTTCCTTTGATGAAATCCGCGAAGGTCGTGGCAATACAGACCATGTGGATAACTTGATTTCAATGGTCAACTGTGCTGAAGCCTTGGCAAAGCGCCAGCTTGGGCGTGATTGGCTTGAGGAAATCAGGGAAGCGCAAGACGCTATTTATTACATGGCGCAGCGTGGGGTAAGCGGAAAGCCGTTTATCTTTACTGGTGAGGAGCTTCAAGCGGTGCAAACTATCCTTGAATTGCATGATGAACAGCTAAAAAACTGCTCTGTTCGCACTTTAGAGTTAGCATTGGATGACATTGCCAAAGAGTTCAAGGCCAACAAAATGCGAAGAATTGAAGCGATTGCATGATTCAGAAACACACTTACATCCGAAGCAAAAAGCTATTGGAAGCCGCAAGAGAGATTCCTTGCCAGCATTGCTACGCTGAAGACGGGACTGTTGTAGCTGCCCACACAAATTGGGGTGGTGGCAAAGGAATGGGGCGCAAGGCAGACGACAACCTAATTGCAAGCCTGTGCATGAGTTGTCACCATAGCATTGACCAAGGGTCTACTCTAACAAGAGAACAACGACAAGACTTGTGGCAGATGGCGCATCGAAAGACGGTGCAACGCTTGGTATCTGCAAAGCTCTGGCCTCAAGACGTTCCTGTGCCAGACCTAAGACGGTATTACGAACTAGAATAAGGTGCAATTTGCAGTTGCATTTATGGGTAGTTGATTCTGCCCACTTTTTTGGTAAAATCCAAGAAACACCGAAAGGCTACAAATGGCAGGACTTTTAGCTCCAGCTGCTGAAATCAAAATTGAAATCGAGGAAATCGAGGCAGAAAAGCCCGTCATCGAAGGCTTGACAGCAGAATCAAACAAAAAAACACGCGACACCTTGGTGGAAACGCAAATGCTTGGCCCAATCAAAACGGCTGAAGCAAATGGCGAATACTGGCGTGGTCTAGCTAACGTCTGGCGCATCTCTCCAGATCAAGCAAAACGCAAGCTATGCGCTAACTGCGAATACTTTGATGACCAACCAGAAACCCTAGAGGCTATGGAAGTAGTGCCACAAGACGAGTTTGACAAAGACGGTGGTGGTCGCGGGTATTGCAATAAATTTGAGTTCGCGTGCCACCATTTGCGTACTTGCAAGGCTTGGGAAAAAGCCGAGCCAATGAAGGAAGAAGACTAATGGGAACTAAGCTCAATAAAGCTGCTCACGCAAAACTTGCAAAAGTGATGGGTGAGTACAAAAAAGGCGAGCTTCATTCAGGCAAAGGCGGCAAAGTCGTCACAAACCAAAAGCAGGCAGTGGCAATTTCCATCTCTGAAGCTGCCAAGATGATGAAAAAACGGATGAAGTAATGGCTGACTACCTATCTCCAACACCTTACGCAAACCCGCTAACAGGTCTGTCAAATGACATGATTCAGGGCTTGCTTGAGTACATGAAAGACAAGCAACGCACCCAACAAATGCAGGGCTTGGCTGGATTGTTGGAGAGTACGGGTATTCCAAAGACGGTTGAACGTGCAGCTTACGCAGACAGCCCAAAGGCTTTGCTTGATTCACTGACAAACGTAAACCGAGCAAACGTTCCATTGCTGAAAGCTGAAACTGCTGATGCTTTGATGAACATTGCACCTATGGTTGGCCCTGCCGCAAAAGCCGCTGAACGTGGCGCAATGGCTGCTGGTCGTGCTGGTGAGCGTTATGCAGAGAAGGTTGTTCCACAAATCATGGAGCGTGGCGGGATGCCAGCTCAGTTGTTGGGTGACTTGAGCCAAGGCTCTGTCAGGCCAATTCAAGCATGGCATGGAAGCGGAAAGTTGTTTCCTGAGTTTGACGTTACAAGAAATCCAGAGCAAGGATATGCCTACACCCGTGGTTCTTATGCTGCTGCTGCAAAACGTGAAGCAGAAGGCA